CCGGCGCAGGCTCCTCGTACACCTGAGCGACGCGCGCGCTGTCCACCGTCACCAGCATCCGCCGACTGTTGGACGTCCCGCCGTCCATCAGTTTCTCCGCCTCCGCCAGTGCCGTCGTGTCGCCGTACCGATAGGGGTTGGACGTGACGCCACTGGTCAGCGTCACGGGCGACTTGCGCACGCCGGCGAAGAACTGGCCCGCCGTGGTCAGCAGGTTGACCAGCTGCGTGGCCGTGTCCGTCAGGCCGGTCGCCGCCAGCGCGTAGTGCTTCCAGCCCAGCGTCGCCCACCAGCCCCGCGCTACCAGCGCCGCCGACAGCGTGTCGTCGCCGAGCGTCAATTCCACGCTGGGCACCGGGTAGCGCACCTGGCTCAGGAGCAGCGCAGAGGCCTGAGCGGCCTGGGTCGCCGTCGCCACGTCTACCTCGATCCACATCTCCTTCGCCCCATACAGCGCCTGGCTCGTGGCATCGACCACCGCCGTGGCCTGCTCCTGGTTGCCCACCTCGCTCTCGCTGGCCCCCACCTCGGTGTACACGGCGACGACGCTATTGGCCATGCTCTCGATGCTGGCTGTGACGACCGTCTTGCCCGTCGTCACGGCCACGCTCTCCAGATAGCCCCACCACACCGCCGCGCCCGCCGTGTCCTGGATGACGACGTGCCCGCGCAGCGCATCCAGGAGACCCATCAGGTCGTCCAGCGCCCCCGTCGCCGTCGCCTCGCAGGTCGTCGGGCCGCCGTAGACGCTGGCCCCGTAGCGGCGCGTCGTCAGGCGCAACCCAGGCCGCGCAGGGCGGACGCTCCCGTCGCGGTTAGCCAGGACGAAGACTGGCGTCGTCATACCGTCAGCCGCCGCGGGCGATAGACGATGCTGACGTCCGCCGTCATGCCCGGTGTCGGGTAGATGGGCGAGGTATCCGACCGCGCCCACAGGAAGTAGAAGCGGTTTCTGTCCGTCGGCTGGATGTAGAAGGGCGCGCCGTAGGCGGTGTGGTTGGCCTGCTTGGCGCTCCCGTCGCTGGCCGTCTGGTACACCTGGCCGGTGTAGGGGTCATCGACCAGGATTTGATTGGTGACCATGCCGTAGCGCGGCACGTAGTAGCGGAAGTTGAGAGCGGGCATAAGCATCAGGTAGTCGATGTCCCAGGTGTTGGAGGCGCTCGTGTCTCGCTGCACCCACAGCCGCACCTTGACCGGGTCGTAGCCGGACAGGCCGGACAGGTGCGGCGGGATGCGCATGTTGCCGAAGCCGTGGATGACGCCACTAATGAGAATGGGCGCCGTCTCGTACAGGACACCGCCGCCGGTGTTCTGGACGAGCTGGAGCTTGGCGCGCAGGTCGGCGTAGGGCGGCGAGGACCGACTGGCGAGGATGCCGTTGAAGATTTCGCCGCTGGCAATGTCGAGCTGGGCGCTCGAAATCGTCCACTCCAGCAGCTGCGTCCACGACGTCCCGCTCCACGCCGTCGCCTTGTAGCTGCCGCCCGACATGGCCGTGTCCGCCGTGGTCGTGCCGCCCGTCGCGCTCTCCGCCTGGAGCATATGCGTCCAGGAGTTGACGTTGACGCCCGCGTTCTGCCCGATCCACACAAACCCGACCGGGTTGGCGTGGGTGTTCTTAAAGGTGATCTTGGCCGGGGCGGGCACGTCGAACACCGGGAAGCCCGTGTAGCCCAGCGTCACGTAGACCGAGTTGATGCCCACCGTCGAGGGCGGCTGCCACGCGCCGTTGTACAGCGTCTTGGTGTAGGTGCCCAGGCCCGCGTCGAGGTCCGCCGTCACCTCGGTCCCCTCCCAGTACGGACGGCGCTCCCAGGCGACCGTGACCTCCACCTGGTTGCTCGTCCACTGCCAGTCGGTGGCGTCGTCGGACAGGTCGGTCCGCCCCGTCAGAATCTCGCTCCTGTACCACGGCGTATCGCCGTCGCGCTGGAACTCCACGTACACCGGCTTGATGGACTGGCCGCGCTGCCCGCCCTGGTAGCGCGCCGCCTGGTCGAACAGGACGTGGAGCTTGCCCAGGTTCGTCTGGATCGTGCCCGCGCTGCCGCGCAGATTGCCGCCGTTCCACACGCACGACTCGGTCACGTTCTCGTACTGCGAGCCGGTCACGTCCTGCCCGTCGCGTTGGGGGCGGTCGACGCGGGTGACGCTCAGCCGCGGGGCCAGGGGCGTGTACTCGTAGACGCCGCCAGATGTGGGGTCGCTCAGGGTGACGGTTGTGGTCCCGTCGGTAATGCGCAGGCCGAAGGTCATCGGCTACCTCGCTGTTGGACGATCTGGGCGACCCGGTGGGCGAGTATCTCCAGGTCGACCCCGTTACTGACGCTGGCGTTGATCTGGATCGTGACGGGCCGCAGGGTCTGGGGCATGGCCCGCTCTTCCCACGGCGACCGGCTGTTGATGCCCTCGGCGGCCAGCGCCGGGCGCGCTGTGGCCGTGCTGGCGGCGCCACCGCTCCCGTAGCCGCCCAGGCCACCGCTCCGCCCCGTGGCGTTGTTGATGGATTGGAGGGCCTGCCCCAGGTTGGTCAGCACCGGCAACACCTCAGCATCAATCGAGCGCGCCACGGGCGTCAACTCATCCACCAGGACGCGCAGCCAGGCCCCCAATCCGCGCGCCCACTCGCGCATAGCCGTGGCGTCGCCCCACCCGGCGCGGTCGGCCATGACATCCTGGAGCTTGGCCGCCGCCTGGGCGATGTTGGACACGCTCGACGACGCGCTCGCCAGGTCCTGCAACTGCTCGCGCTCGTTGCCCAGGCTGCGACCGTAGGGGGCGACGGCGCGAATGGCATCCCGCATCACGTCACCGACTCCGCGTAGCTCATCCATGTGGGCGCGTAGCCCGGCGACGGTCGCCCCCATCTGCGCCAGCGCCGTCGGCTCGCCGAGTTCCATCCCGACGGCGAACGTCTCCCACAGGGCGCGCCCGCTGGCCGTCAGGTCGCTCAGCGGCCCCGTCTCAGCGTCCGAGCCGGGTAGCAGGTCACGCGCCCGCTGCACCATGTCCTCGACGCCGCCGATGAAGGAGTCGATTTTGGCGCGTATGCCATCGGTGAACGCGCGCACCAGGCCCTCACCCGCCTCTTGAGCCTGGTCGACCAGCCGCAGGAAGGCATCCACCGCCCCCTGCGCCAGGTCGCGGGCCGCCTGCTCCACGAGGGATAGTCCGGCCCGCAAGGCGTCGCTGGCCCGCCCCGGCAGGCCCCGGAACCACTCGATTACCCGGTCCACGCCGCCCTGGGTCGTGGTGTTGATGGCATCGGCCAGCTGGCGCCACTGGCCGATCACGCCGTCCTTCGCCGCCGTCACCAGATTGAGGGCCGTATCGCGCAGCCCGGTCAAGATCCCGGCGATGGCATCCCGCGCCCCGGCCAGGCTCGTCTGGGCCAACGTCCACGCGCCGGACCAGTCGCCCTGGATCAGTTTCAGGGCCACCCCGACCGTCAACTGGATGAGATTGGACACCAGGGACAGGGCGGCGTTGATGGTCTCAGCCGCCGTGACCACCGCCGCGCCCAGGCCGGGCATCGCCCCCGACACGAAGCCCACCAGGGCCAGGAACGAACCGACCAGGACCACGCCGACGAACTGTCCCAACGTCTGGAGCGCGGGCAGAACCTGGGTCTGGACGATTTGCCACGTCTGCATCAGCACCGGTTGCAGCGGTTGGATGGCCTGCATGAAGCCCGATGCGCCGCTGGACACGCTCTGCACGACCTGGCCGAAGATGAGGGCGACCTGGCCGACGAGCTGCGGGTCGATGCCCAGCGCCGTCAACAGGCCGAACGCCCCGCCCGTCTGGAAGCTGGCGAATAGCTGCTGGGCCCTGGCGACGCCGGTCTGCACCGCGCCGATAACCTGGTCGATGACGATGACGGCCTGCCGCGCCGCGTCGGGGCTGAGACCCAGCGCCACCAGCACCATGCCCGCCACGCCGCCCGCGCTGGACCCCTCGGCTGTCGCGCCCCGGAAGGCGTTGATAGCGCCGCCTACCCGGTCCATGCCACCCTGCACGACGCCGATGACCGTATCCAGCGCCGTCCCTACCCGGTCGGCGACGTCCTGGTCTAGCCCCAGAATATGCAGGATGGTCCCTGCCGTCTCGCCCGTCGAAGAGGACCACTCATCACGCGACATAAACGCTCTGATAGCGTCCTGGACGCGGTAGAGGACGTCGGCGGCCTTCATCACCATGTCATCGTTGAGGCCCAGGCCCGCCAGCAGGCCCACCGCGCCCCCGGCCACGCCGCCGTCGCGGAATCCCTCCTGGACGCTATCCCACACGCCGAGGAGCTTACCGAACGCCTCCTGGGCGCGGGGGATACCCGTCGTCTCTAGCCAGTCCATCCCCCGGCCCACGCCGTCGGCGACGCCCGTCGCGAAGCTGTTGAGGGCGGTCTTTGCCTGGTCGCTGTTGAGGAAATCGAGGACGCCGGACAGTTTGCCCTTGAGGACCTCGAAGATGGGCGCGCCTATCGTCCGCAGCGTCTGGCTCTTCCAATCCTGGAGGTTGGAGATCATGCCCTCGAAGGTCTTGGACTGGGCGTCCATCATGCCGCCGTACTTGCCCTGCATGCTGCGCAGGACGGCGTTCATGGCCTGGGGGAGGGGAGAGACGAGGGAGCCGCTCTTGTCGAACTGGACGCCCATCTGCGTCAGTTGCTCGCGGGTGACGATGCCCAGCTCTTGGAAGCGCGCAATAGCCTCGCCCGTCGCGCCGGAGGCGAACTTGCCCAGGTAGCCGCTGATTTCCTCGAAGCTGGCGCCCGACCCGGCGGCCACGTCGCCCGCGATGGTGCGAATGTCCTTCCCGGCGAAGCCGAACTTCTTGGCCGACTCCTCGCTATGGAGGCCGAAGCCTTGCAGGATTTTGTCAGCCCTGACGACCTCCGGCAGCTCGAAGGGGGTCTTCGCGCCGAAGTCGGCCAGTTCCGCCAGTCGCGCCTTCGCCGCGTCCGCGCCGCCGAGCAGCACGCCGAACTGCGTTTCGTAGCGCTCAAACTCGGCGTTGCCGCTGACCATCGCCCCCGCGACGCCGCGGAACGAGTCGGCGATCTTGGACAGGCCGCCCGCAATCAGCGTCCCGCCCGCGAACTCGGCCATGCGGCCGAGGCTGCCCGACAGCCCCTCGATGAGGCTGCGCGCGCCCTCGTCTCGGCCTCTCGTTACCATCTCTAGCACGTCGGCCATGCGGCCCTTCTATTCCGTCTTCTGCGGCTTGGTCACGTCGTGGTGGGCGTCGAGCGCCACCAGCAGCTCGCGCACGTAGTCGTCCTCTTCCGCGTCGACCTGGCTCTTCGACCACCCGAACGCCAGCGCCAGCTTCACGTACACGTCGTAGTCGCCCGCCGCCTCGCCGTCCTTGAGCTTCTTGCCGCGGAACTTGGCGCGGTAGCGGCGGAGAAGCCACCCCTCGTAGTCTATTTTGGGTCCGTGCCGTCCGGCGTGCGCTTGGCCTGGTTGCGCGCCTGAATCTCTTCCAGCACCCGCTTGACGAGCGGCTCGTCGGGGTCCAGGCGCAGCACGTTGTACTGGCTGCACGGCAGCGGCTTACCCGCCTCGTCGGTGAAGGACGGCCCTTCCCACCCGACGATGGAGTTGATCATCAGGGCCGTGTTGTAGGCCCCCATGTCGAGGGTGGCGCTCACGTCGCCACCCTCGGTGGCGCTGGCCTTCGTGACGGCGCTCACCACACGGTTGGCCGCGCCGAAGTCCAGCTTGGGCTTGATGTAGATGGTGTCGCTCCCGTCGAGGGTGACGGGTACGCGCTCGGAGGCGCTCACGAACATGGGCATAAGGTCTTAGTCTCCCGTGGTGCGCGTCGTCTCAGTGGTGCGCGGCGTTACGCGCAGCTAGACTGTCTGGATGCTGTTGATGACGATCATCTTGAGCCAGGTCGCCAGCGTCGAGTGGTACAGGCCGCTGAACGTCATGGGCAGGGTCGTCACGCCGTCGTCGTCGTCGAAGGCCTTCGGCGCATCCACCACCACGCCCGCGAAGTCGATCTGCACGTCGCGGCTGGCGGTGTCCGAGAACTTGAGGCGGATTTGCCGCTGGACCGTCGCCGACGCCCCGACGATGCTGTCGTACAGGTTCTTGGACGACGTGTTGTAGTCCATATCGACGCGGAGCGTGCCGCTCCACTTGCGCTGGTTGTAGGTGGTCGCCACGGTGCTCCCCGCGTAGCGGCGCATCGGGCGCGGCAGCTCGGCCTTCAACTCGAAGCCGTACAGGGTGCTTGGCACGCTGGTCGTGCCGATGGTCCCCGCCCAGGTGTCGATATAGAAGCCCGCGACGTGGTGCATCATCAGCGGGTTCACCGTGCGGTCGGAGAGGGCCGCCGTGGTGGTCGCCGCGGTGGACGTCCCCGCCAGCTCGACGCTCATCTCGACGGGGTCGCCCACCTTCCCCTTGAGGGTAAAGGCCGTGACGAGCGAGCCGGGGACGCGGTAGGCGCCCATGCTCGCGTCGCCGTAGACGAAGGTCCAGGCCACCGGCGTCGGCGCTGTGCCGGCCGGCGCGGTGTAGGTCCGCGTGTACGGCCCCGCCCCGCTCGGCGTCGCCGCGCCGAACATGTTTTCGAGCCAGTAGATAATGTCCTCGTAGAGGGCTTCCTGCGTGCAGGACGCCGCCGACTCGACGTTGGTGATAGCCGCCGCGCTGCCAGGGCCGTAGCCGCCGCGCGTGGTGGCGATGACCCGCGTTTCCACGGTTGGGCTGATGTTGGCGTCCGACACGCCCGCCAGCTTGATGGTCGGCGTGACGCCCGTCCCCCAGGACACTTCCTTGCCGATCTGCACGACCAGCGCATCAGTCATTGGCATCGGTGCTGCCCTCGCTTTCCTCGCTCACCACAGGAGCCATCTCCCCACCACGCCGCGCGCTCTCAGTGGTGCGCGGCGTTACGCGCAGGCTGTACAGGTCGCCCTCATCGACCAGGCGGCGCTCGTTCTCGCCGAGCGCGGCGTAGTCGTCCTCGGTCAGGTCCCGCGTCGGCACGCCGAGGATGAACCTGTCGGGCACGCCGTCCTCATCCACGACCCCGCGATACTTCCACACGCTCATGGGCTGATTACCTCCATGATGACCAGTTCGACCTGGACACCGTAAAACCACTGGTCGCCGTCAATCGGCCACGGGTACACGGCCGGCGTCATGCGCGCATCTTGCAAGACCCAGTTGACCCCCGGCGCGGGCTTGAAGCCCGTCAACATCTCGGCGTAGGCAGCCATGTAGCGCACCAGCGCGCCCGTCGGCGGCACGCCCACGCCCACCGGCTGCCAGGCCAGGAAATCCACGATACGCCACGTCGGGCGCGCCAGGTTGCTCGTGCCGCGGTAGGCGAAGCTCTGCGCCTCCGTCGCGTTGCCGAAGGGGTGCAGGATGCGCAGGGGGAGCATGGCCCCCGACAGCGCGCCCACCGGCTCGTTGATGCCGCGCACCTTCGGCGTCTTGCCGTCCACCGTGATGACCTTGCTCGCCAGGGCCGCGTAGATGGCCGCCAGGTTACTGGTTGCCATAGACGAGCCTCCCGGCGACGACCCGCGCCGCCGCGCCCGCCCGTGGGCTGCGCTTGTTGAGGATGGCCCGCGCGTCGGGCGGCAGGTCCGGCGGCAGAATGGTCTCGCCGGTCTGACTCACCACGGCACGGTCGAAGTCCAGGGGCTGCTCGCGGCGCTTGTAGAGCCAGGCGGCAATCGAGCGCGTGGCGGCTGCGATGTCGGCCGGCGGCGTGAGGGTCGTAGCCCAGCGCCCCGTGACGGCGATGGCGCCCTCCGGCGTGCCGGTCCACGTCCACGCCACGGCGCTCGAATACTTGAGCGTCAAGTGTCGATAGGGCGGCCCGCCGACGGGCATCAGCACATACTCGCCGGCCGCCACCGCCTGCCCGTTGCCGTTGACGATGCCCGTGACGCTCACCAGCCAGTCGCGCAGATGCAGCGTCCGGCCATCCACGTCGGCGCGGGCGTCCAGGTGGCGCGTCGTGTCGGCACGCGCTTCCCAGACCTTGCCCGTCGCCTGCTCTACAATCGTCGTGGCCTCGGCCGCGAAGCGAGCCAGCAGCGCGTCGTCGCCCGGCTCGCTGCCCAGACCGAGGGATTGACGGAGTTCCATGACCGTCGTGTAGCTCATGAGCGTATCCACTCCTGGACCATGCGGCGCAGGCTCGTCATCATGCGCGGGCCGTACTTGGCGGTGATCTGCTGCACCGTGGTCCACCGCCCCCGATGCACGCGCGCCTGCCGCGGTCCCTGGACATACGGGCCGTAGCGCGTCTTGTTGGTCAGCCGCTGGATGCCGCCACCGCCGAAGCCCACGCTGCCTTGCAGCACCCAGCCGCGTCCCAGCCGTCCCGTGCGCCGGTAGCGGCTACCACCTGGCGGCGGCGGGTACTGCATCAGCTCCAGCCGCGCCTGGGTCATGTAGGTGTTGGCGGTACGGGTCATCATGCCGTCGGGGTCGAAGCGGCGGTACTTTGACTGGAGGATTTCGGCGCCGCGCACCTCGACGCTAATCATTGTCGTAGACCTCGACCAGCAGATCTCCGTCGTTGGGCACGCTCATCTGCTTGCCGCCCAGCGTGACCACCCAGCGCGCCGCGTACAGACCCGGCGTGTCGGTGTCCGTCGCGCCCCAGGCGTACTCCACGAGGGCCAGGTTCGCGTCGAGAATGGTGGCCGCGCCCTGGGCCTTGACCGTCCCGTAGCGGTCCTCCATCACGAAGGCCACGGTCGCCCCGCCCAGGCTGATGGCCGCGCCCGTGGCGTCGTTGAGCAGGGCCTGGATGGGCGGCAGGCGGTCGCCGCGTCGAATGTGGAAGTTGGCAATATCGCTCACGGGAAGCGTTCCGCCGCTTCACCACGGAAGACCAAGAGCATAGTCGTATCTCCTCATGGGTTACGCGCTCGCGTGTGGCCGTCGCTCACAACCCGCGCCGTCGTCGCGCCGTCACTAACCACCACGCCCACCGTCCGCCCGTCCGTGACCAGGACGGCCCGCAAGGGGAGCCGCCATAGGACGTACTCGCCCGGCACGCTCGCATCCCCGGCGGCAATCCACTCGGCCAGCGTCAGGCCCGTGTCAATCATCACCAGCGCGTCGGCTCCGCTGGCCCGCCACACGCTGACACTCGCCCCGCTCTCGACCAGGGCGGCCACGTCCACCGCCGACGCCAGCCATAGCCCAACGCTCGCGCCCGCATCCACCAGGGTGAGACGGTCCGCCCCCGACGCGGCCCACAGTCCCACCGATGCGCCGCTATCCACCAGGCGGGCCACGTCCGCGCCGCGCGTCGTCCACTCAGCCAGGCTCAGGCCACTATCCACCGCAGAGGCTGTATCCGCGCCGTGGGTGTGCCACGCGGCCACCGCCTGTCCCGTCTCCGTGACGCGACGGGCGTCCGCGCAGAGGGCGCTCCACTCTCCCGCCGCGCACCCGGCGTCCACCCAGCGCGCCACGTCTAGCCCCGACGCCGCCCATGCCCCAATCGACACGCCACTTTCGAGGTAGACGGTAATCCCGTCGATGGCCCCGCTCGCACTCCACACGCCGATGCTCAGACCACCATCGACGAACAGCCCCACGTCCAGGGCGCGCGCTAGCCAGTCTCCGACGCTGACGCCGGCCTCAGCCATGCGCCACCCCGTCGCGGCGCTCGCGGCCCAGGTCCCGACCGTCAGGCCCGCCTCGACAGCGGTCAGAGCGTCCGTGCCCGTGGCCGGCCAGGTCCCCGTCACGTGGCCCGCGTCAACGTAGCGCGCCTGGTCCACGCCGGCCGCGCTCCAGGTGGAAGACACCGCGCCACTCTCGCTGGCGTGCCGGGCATCGGCCCCCGATGCGCTCCACGCGCCCTGCGTCAGGCCGGCGTCCACCGCCTGCCGCGTGTCTGCGCCACTGGCCGCCCACGACGAGGCGGCCTGCCCGCTGTCGGCAAACACCCCGACGCTGGCCCCGGACGTCACCCACGCGCCGACGCTCACGCCTGTCTCGCTGTAGACGGCCCCGCTCGTCTCGAAGAGCGCGCGGTAGATGTTCGCCAGTTGCGCCCGGTCGGGCCGCTCTACCGTCCCATCGGGGACAGGCAGGAGGCCGCCCAGGAGGGCGCTACGCCGCCTCGCAGCCGTGTCAATCGCCACGGCCTAGCTCCACTCCCCGCGCGTGAAGGTCGTGCCGTCGTCCGAGGTGGCCGCCGTGGCGATGCTCGCGTTATCGGCGTCGTTGCGGAGCGTGGCCGTCGTGCTGGTCTGCGTCACCTTGTTGCGCGCCAGCAGGTACAGCCAGCGCAGCATGGTAGCGATGTTGGTGGCCGCTGCCGGGACTGAGTTGAGTTCCAGGTAGGTGTCGGTCATCAGAGCGTCCACGATCTCGGCGTTCACGTCGGCCTTCGCCTGCGCCCCAAGTGCCGCCGCTGTCACCGTCTCGCCGTCCAGCGTCGCCTTGAGGTCCGTACCCACAAAGTTGAGGCTGTCCGTCTTGAACTTGATGGCTGCGATCTCGGTGTCCACGTAGTCATCCAGAGTATCGAGGCTCGCTTGGCTGGCACGGCTGCTCACCGTCGCGTCCAGGTTTGCCAGCTTGGTCGAGTTGGCGTCCATCTCAGAGCGAATAGCCGTCACGGTTGGCGGCGCGGTGTAGCCCGCCGTCGCCAGCCGTGACGAGATCGCCGCGTCGATGTTGTCCACCAACCGCTTACCGATGCTGCCTGCCGTCGTCAAGGCAGTGGCGGCCGCGTCCCAAATGGCCTGCACTGCCGCTGCGCTCAGGCCGTAACCTGTCTTGTCGTTGTTGGTGGTGACTGTGACCCCACTGATCACACTCGCCACTGAGCCACCGACGTTGCCCGTGACCGAGCCAACCGAGCCGGTCACGTTGCCCTGGACCGAGGCCGCGCCCTGGCCGAACGTGCCCGCCGACGTGTGGTCGCCACGCGCCTCATCCCACACGGCGTCGGCAATGGCCCCGGCGGTCGGTGGCGCGCTGGCGAGACTGTAGCCAGTCTTGTCGCTGACTGTGCCCGCCGTGACTGCGCCGCTGGACAGGCTGATCTCGCCTGTACCCGTGCCACTCTTGAGAGTCACAGCCGGGTAGCCCGCCGTGGCCGGGGTCGCCACCGCCGTCCCGTTCCAGGCCGTCACGTCCACGTCGATGTCACCGGCTTCAACGGGGTACAGCACGATGGGCGTTGTCTTCGCCCCACTGGTGGAGGTCTTGACGATGATTGCCACCGTGTCGGCGTTCATTTCGGTCGAGCTAAGGTCGAGAAAATACATGCCACTGGACGTAGCGATCTCAGTGGCTTCGTTGGTGCAGTCCGTGAATGTGCCGCCGTCCTTCGAGATTTCGCTGTCCAGTCCCGCCGCGCCCGTGACCAAATCACCATCAGCGTCGAGGATGGGAAAAGTGATGCGGTAGGCTGTGTTCTTGATGGGAAAGGGCCTGGCATCCGAAGCGGCCATGTGTCAGTCTCCTACCATCCAGCAGGCCCGTGGGCGCGGCGCATACCCGGTACAGCCCGCGCCCGCGCTACCATCGGCTGGCCTACAGGCTCGGTGTAGTACACGGTCACGCGGATAAAATCCACCGAGGCGGTGGCGTTCGCGAACCCGTGATTTTTGGCACGGAAGTCCACGCCAAAGTTGCTGGCGTTGATGTCACTGGCGGCCCACGACGTGCCCCACAAGTCCGAGGCCCCGCCGTAGGTGATCGTCGCATCCGACGTGCCCCAAGATGTCCCCGTGTCGGCCTTGTTGTTGCCCGTCGATGTCCCGCCCTTTCGGAGTTGGACCAGGTTGTCCCTGAGCGTTGACGGGAAACTCGTCTTACGCTGGACTTCGACAGCGATGCCGTTGATGGTGGAGCCGTCCGGAATGCCGAATCCGAAGCTGGACGCAACAAGACTGGCGCTGGTCGCGCCGTCTACGATTGATGTCGTTGCGTAGGAGCCGTCGTCGGCTCCTGCGTTACCGCTGTTGGTCCAGCCAGACGCGGACCCAGGATAGTTTGGCCCTGCCGTGGCCATCGACTGTTACCCGTCTAGCTGCATGGACGGCGTGACCTGCAACTGGTCGCTCACCGTCGCCAGGCTGCGCGCCGTGCCGCTGTCGAAGTTGGCGAAGGCCAGGATGGTGTCACCCGCGCCGCTGGCGGCGTTGGTGGCGATGAAGTAGCCGTTGGCCGCCGCCGCGCTCACGAAGCCCGTGAACGTCTTGGCCGCGGTCAGCGCAATCTTGCGCCCGCTGCCGTTGGTCGAGGGCGCGCCCCAGTCGCCCGTCGCCAGGGCGATGCGCGCATAGCTGCCGCTGCTGGCCGTCATCTCGGTCCAGCCGGTGGGCGACGCGCCGCCGGTCGCCGTGCGCGCCGGGACCGTGGTTGCCGTCTGCGAGGTGAACAGGCCCAGGTAGAGGGTCGTGTCCACCGTGCCGCCCTTGTAGAGCACGCCCAGCTTGTAATCCAGGCCCTCGTCGGGGATGATTTCGGCCATGTGAAGTATCCTCCGTTACGCTTACTGAGTGTCTGTAGATTAAGCGACACTCAATCTACTTGTAGCCACAGCCTGGGCGGTAGTCGCCGCCAGGGTTCCAGGGACATAGGTCGCCGTAGCGCGCCGCGTAAGCCAGCATCACGTCCACCTGCGCCGCCGGGTCGTCAATCATCGAGGGCGCGTCGCAGTAGGGGTTGAGGCTGCAATTGCGCCACACGCCGCGC